AAGCGCAATATTCATGGTATCCACGAGTATTTGGGGTTGTGCTTGAGTCTATTAATAAGACCGTATTGCTGCCAGAGGTTGTTGTAGGTGAATTAGAAACATTTTGCACGCACAAGGAACACACAGAGGAGAATTTTCTTAAGTGTGTGCAAAAATGTCGAGAAATTATTAGTGAATTAATTTTGTCACCTGAAGAACAGACTCGAATCGTAACATATGCACCGGTTGTTGCCTGGCTACGAGTCAACAACTGGGCAAATGCAACGAATTGGCGATTGGTTCGTGGATCATATTGTGGTCACCGATCGCTTGTTGCATTTGTTGTGACACTTGTGGTAACGTTGGTAGTTAGTGTAGGCTTAATTGTTAACCATGGTTTTTAGGAACCTAGTTAACAGTAGTTTACTACCAATAACACCGGCACGTGGGAAGATAGTTCTCCCGCCGGTGCAGCCAGACTGGTATAAGTGTATGCCTAGCCAGTTGTGTGTCTTTGACCAGGGGTCATACACACCAAGTGCGTTTTCACCTAATGGACATAACGAACACATAGCATTGTGTTGGAGAGCCCAAAAAAAGGTTCCAACTCCAGACAAGCAAGTAGTTAGTAGTTTTGTCCAATGGGTGAAGACCAATTACCGTAAGTTGTTCCCCGGCATGAAGAAACGGCGACCAGTTAGTATTCAAACATATTTAGAGAAGACTAATGCGTCGCCGAGTGTCAAAAGACAAATTCAGGCAGCCCATGATAGGTTGACTGATGCTGGGAGAACTTGTGACTCAGTGTTGAGTAATCGAGAGCTTTACCGGTTTACTACGCGTAAAGCATTTGTCAAAGTGGAAAATAATTTGTACCATAGTCCAGTTGGTGATCTTATTAAACCACCTCGGTTAATTCAAGGGGCTCAGCCGGAGTTTGTAGCGCTGGTTGGTCCTGCATTTATGTCTATACAAGCACAGTTTAAAAAATGCTGGGATGGTGAGAATTTTCCAATTATTTTCACCAGTGGTAGACAAGCAGCTGATTTGCCGGCACACATTGATGTACCTGGGTGGGATATATTTGAGAATGATATATCATCTTGGGATGCGTCGTTGTGTGCTGAGCTTTGTAAATTGGAATGCTGGTTAGCGGAAAAATTTGGAGCACGTCGAGCCGTGCTTGATTTAATGAAAGCTAACATTAGCACCCATGGGTTTACAAGCAAGGGTATTAAGTATAAGGTAGAGGGCACGCGGAAATCAGGGGATCCTTATACAAGTTTGTTCAATTCAATATTGAATGGGCTAATGCACTTGTTTTGTTTGACTCGTGGTGGAGAGTTATGTCTGAGTTATGTAATCAAGAACTTTAGGATGTTAGTTCAGAG